CATATGATGGGCGGAGACATGGACGAGCATTCCATGCATCACCATGAGAAATATGGTCACCACATGCATGGTGGTCATATGATGAGTGGAGACATGGACGATCATTCCATGCATCACCATGAGAAATATGGTCACCACATGCAGGTTACGGACCAAGATAAATTAAGCCAGAAATACTGCCCTCATATGCCGCCCCATGATGGTAAGTATGTACAAACTACACAATCTCACAGACTAAAATATATGGGGAAGCATTATGATTTCAAAACATGTTGTCCTCAGTGCGCTAAAGCAGTACAGGAACATCCCTATAAATATGTCGTAAAATGTCCAGATCATCCGTCTAAATTGTGTCTTAAACATCGTAATACAGGAGATATTGTACAATACCTGAAAAACGCTTGAAGTATTTTTTTGTGTTTAATACTAATGTATTAAACATCTATTTACGGTGTTTCTTCTTTCCTGCGCAATAAGCTCGTTGGGAAAATCCCTTGGGTTTATTACAGTTAATACTTTTTTTATATTTTTGGCTCCAGGATCTTCTCCTTCTAGATTTTTTCTTACCAGCACGTCTTGGTGAATAAGACTTGGAACCTCGTTTACGGGATCTTCTCCTTCTAGACTGTGTTTCTTTTTTGAGTTTCTCAAAGTATTTTTTTGATAAATTATATCGTGTTTTACCCTTGCCGGTATTGTCATAAATCACACGTAGTCTTTGGTTCATGACGTTGGCGATACGTACGATTCTGGCATGCGTATATTTTCCACTTTTCCTAAGTCTTTCCAATTTCTTAATTGTTTTCTTGGTATTATCTATTGTATCGTACTTAATACGCACTGTATCTTTAGGGTTTGCATCTGAATATAAGTCATATTTACTGAAATAAGTCCTTTTTTTCTTTGGTGTGCTATTATGTTTGCGAGCCATTTATAATTAATAGGTATTTATATTATTAAGATGTGTAAGGTTTTTGCATCTTGTATGCATTATTTAGGTGAGTGTAAGGAGTCGCTCCACAACAGTAGCCTTCCTTAGATAACACGTACGCATCATCTAGATGATGAAACGCAGTGGCATCACAACCATACTTTTCCTTATTATGGGGAGTCATATGTGTGCCATAAGTAATTCCATTTGCGGGAGTAACATTCCCACAAGTAGTCCAGGAGCTGCTACTGGAAGCGTAGAAGCCTTCTTTGGTGTGTTTCTCATGTGGCATCTGATATCCACTCGGCACACATCCCCCACCCGGTGGACCATAAGGAATGGCGGTCGAGACAACAAAAGGGTTAAAATTACTCGGTCTGTACATGTTCTGAGTATCCCAAGTCTCTCCTAGAGGCATGTGTTCTGATGTACAACCAACGCAGCTAGCATTATAGTTCTCTCTATTATTAGACATTTTATGTTAAGAGAACATAAAAATAATTTAATTCAGTTACTCTTATATAAGTCGTATAGGTAAGTACCTCGTGCTATAGAGTGTAAGCTATTCACTATGTTGGCAGTGTCTTCTGTCACTTCGTATAGGTCTGTAGTACCATTGATACTATCTAATATAACAACGGAAGTATTTTTTGAATACACATATTCATCTTCTATATTGGCCTCAATAGCAGCATATATCTGTTCTACTGACTTTAGAGGCATTCGTGCATACTGTTTCTCTTTCTTATTTCTAAGGGCAAATACAACATCGTACAGGATTCCCTCCATCCCTCTTGCCATTACCAATAAGCTACATAACATTACCTCAAATCTTATCTTATTGAGGCGACAGAACTTTACTACAGAATTGACTCGATCTCCAACAGCTCTCTGAAAGTCTACTACTGCTCCTTCTCTAGTGTTCTTGTCTCTGTAAGCTGCTCCGACCATACGGGCTGCGTCAACTACTCCTTTTAGTATATACAGATTGTAGTATGATGATGATATCTGATTTTCTATCTTAACCCATTCATTCAAGAAAGCTGTATAACTCGTGTGTATATTAGAGTAATCCTGTTCCTGTAACGGAAGAATAACAAGAGATTGAATAATATCCACACAGTGATGCTCATATTCTCTGAATAAATTAGAAACCTGATTGTAGTCACTTAATAGCTCCATAACACAGTCTCCGGCGCTCTTCTTTCCTTTATCCCAACCATTAGTCCAATCTATGTTCAGAGAGCCAAAAATGTTTCTAACTACTCTACGTAGTCGCTTTGCTTTCTTTGTCCCATGTTTCTCTTTAATTTCTCCCGACACAGTAACTAGGAACAACTTAGGATCAGCAAATGGATCATACTCGTGGCTGGTAAAACCAACATGGGTATGTCCCATACTAGGCCACAATGGTCCGTCGTCAAGTCCCTTAATGTAAGAAAAACCAAAGTCGATAATAACAGGAAAATTTCCTAGGGTAGGAACGCAAAACTGGTTATCTTCGTCAAGAACATATAAGAATACTACATCTTTGTTACACTTTCGCATCATAATATTATTGGAATGCAAGTCATAGTGAGTAAATTGTTGACTCCGTTGAGCTAGAGCTGTCGCTAACAAAACCTGTTTTATAGTCGAATATAAAACTTCCTCTGAAACTTTATCAGTGGCTCTTATATAGTTGTAGAACTTGGTGCTATTGTCAATGTGTTCACATAACAGAACCTCTTTCTGTACTTTAATACCTTCTATATTGAAAGGATTACCCTCTCTCCTGCACTTTGGATTGATATCCGCCTGGAAAGTACCTATACCCTTGCAAAAGTGGGGACAGTATGGTATCAATTCATTAAGACCTTCCATAATACAACTCTCATGTTGTACTAGATAGTTAATGTATTGAGATATCTTATACACGTACTTTGCCTTGATATCTGGGTCTTTAGCTTTTAGTAATCCTACAAGGCCTTGTTTACCTGGTTTAGAAAAAGTAGTGTAGAATTCTAACCACTCCTGCCATGACACATCTTTATTCTCGTGATAGTGAAATAATAATAGATCGTAACCTGACACTTTAGCCGACATTTAATTACTTCAAAGGTTATACTTTAAGTACATATACATTACTTAAAAAAGTCTTAGCTTCACTGTAAAAAAGGATGCCAACAAAGAAGAGATCACCCAAGAAGATGTCTCGCTCAGCACGATTGAAAAGATATGAGAGCGTTTACTCAAAGGCTCTAAGAAAAGGAGGAACAGGGTCAGCCTCCAAGACAAAGGTTCGTAAAGCCCCTAAGAAGAGCCCTCGTAGAAAGTCCAGCACTCCCAGTAAGGAAACAGTGAAGGTTACTCCTAAAAAAGATAAGATTACGAAGAGGGCCAAACCCGCTAAAAAAAGCCCAAAACAAAAAAGTAAAAGATTAACTTCCTATCAAAAGTTTGTTCAGAGAGAAAGTAAGAAAACTAAATATAAGAACATGATTCCCAAGGACCGTCTAGTTGCCATTGGTGCGGCATGGAAAAAGAAAAAGAAGAAATAAATTCGATTAAGTTTTCTTTTGTTCATATTGACGGTAAAATGTCTAAGAAAGAACAAGATGACAAGGATTTTGTCCAGGAACTTGCTAAGAAATTGCAAGAAACTTCCATCGTACAAGATATGAATGAAGATAATCGCAATGCTCTAGATATTATGGCCAAAGAGGGTTCAGCAGCTGCGGTTAACTACATGATGACTGATCAAAAAACTGGTGCTACCCGGAGTTACGCGGAGATGCGTATGCTATATGGATAAATTATACCAGTGGTATAATTTATATTCCATAGACTTAAAGTTTACTATAGGAGCTAATAAATGGCAACCCAAATTTGTGACTTAATTGAAGAAGGCTATGTTGAACAGGATCTTGACTATGATAATCAACAAAGTATAGTGATGGATCTTTCAATTTCTATACATAATAGAATAGAAGCTTTGGTATCCTGTTATAATCAAGATAAGCATCGTGCTGTAGAATGTCTAAGTACATTGATCAGTCAATATCAGATGAGCGGGATAAAAAATCTAGAGGCCTTTCTACGTAGAATGTGCGACGTCCCAAGGCTTCCATCATTCTTTCGCTTAGAGGCAGCCAAGGCTCTACTGGAGTATGAAGAACTAGAGGATGATACAGACGATGAGGATGACGAGGAAATCGTAAAAAGTATGAGAATTGAGAACGAAGAAGTACGAAAACGTAATATTAAACGCGCACAAGTTGGATCGTCAGGTCTAGGGGCTATATGCTCCACAATGGGAGAAATACCCACTCCTTGTCGCGTTGAAGCAGTTTGTCTATTGATGAAATACTCAGATCATAAGCCTACAGCCGAACGATGTTTCTTGGACTTGGTAAATGATGTAGATATTGAGTGTAGCTTTCGTTATAGATGTATTCTAGATTTGGAGAATCGTGGTATAGTGGCAATGCGAAAATATTTAGTGGAACAGTTTGATGATAAAGACTTTGTAAAAAGTGTATATGATGATTTTTCACCCCTAATCAAAAGAGAATTCCCTAATTTTAAACCTACAACATCCAATCAAACTTTCTTCATCTTACTAATGGACCATATCAATTATAACCAGATTTTACGTATATTTCGCACGAAATGTGACGAACCTCATATTTACGAACATTACCTATACCATTCTCAGGCATGCTTTATGGAAACACAAACCAACCCGACATCGTATAGGATACTTGCGGCACAATATCTGCTACAGAAATTCTCTCTGTCTATTGACGCTAGAATGCAAGTACAAGAGACGCTATTGGAATTTGCAGGTGATAGCTCTCTAGATAATAATCTTCGTGCTGATGCCACAGACGTTCTTATGCAACTCGGCGACGAAAAAACTAAGCAACAAGGCCGAAATATAATATTAGAATTAGGACACTCAGATGGCGAGGTTACTACCATATTCCATAATTCCCAAAATGTACATAATTCCGTTGTAGAGGAATCTGTAGCAGAAGTTATAGAGTTCTTTGCCGGAATACCATTACTGAAAATAGCAGGGGATGTACATATCAACTTTTCTTATGTCAGTGAGCAGATTACAAATATGCTTAAGACAGATAAATTAAAAAGAATAAAACAAAATGTGCATCCTGAGGAGACTAAGATAAATTGTGCATACTGTGATAACGGAATACCAATGATACAGAGCTTCAAGGCGTTGGAATGTGAATTCTGTTCTGAACAGTGTATGAACGAGTATACAAGGGCTGAACACATTAAATTGGCTCTCAATCGCATAGAAATGGATAGAGCTTTGTATTCTAGGTACAACAGTACACTGACCAATCTGTTACTAAAGGTATGGACATATATCATTGATCACGAGCACGAGGAAGAAATGAAGAAGCGTCTGTTACAAGAACTTGAAGAGATGTCTGGAACATGTTCCTCGGGATTTGCATCTCGTCTTATCAATGTAGTATCAGGATTCGGAGAATTTAATATAAGAATATCTTGGGAAGACCAGATTAAGAGCAACTTTTTTGGTCGTCTTAGCGCAGCTGCCAAACGTATTACAACAAAGGAAAGCATATTTAGAAACAATCCCTATCTTACAGATCTAGTAATGTTATGTCTGAATGAAGAGCATCAAGCTTCTGGAGAAGATAGTATTAAGGAACGCATTCTAGAAGAATATAGAGACGAATATCCGACACAAACACAATTTGTTGACACATATTTACGTACGGAAAGAGATACCAAGATTAGGGACTGTCTGCAACAACTACAAGAGAATGTCTTGAACGAGATGACTGTATCATCTTCTATGTCAGCTGAACGACAGTATTTCTCGTTATTCTTTCGTAGTAATGTAGCGGCGATCAGAGAAGAGATGTACCAAGAATTTACTGATCATATGGACGATACCACGTTCGACTTATATATGCGTAAAGCTATGATGCACTATGACGGCGTTATATAATACCTTTAGAAATCTTACTCATAGGGACGTATCCAAACACTAAGTATGCAACTAAATAAGATAAGAAGGCACCTAATGCCACTAGTAAAAAAGCAACTACATAAGTCCATACGGATATCTTATCATCATCTTTGATATTCTTCTTCTGGTGATGTGAGTACCAAATACCTAATAATCCCGATACTGCTATAGCAGTAGAATTAGCTATCAAGGATATTTTCCAAGAAGTTTCCATCTTTTAGTAATAACTAAAAGATTTTACAATTACTCCCATATTTTTACTATTCCTCCATGCTCTCTATAAACACGTTCTCTAGTAGCGAAATGCTTACGTAATATTCCATTGCTGTCAACAAGATCGAACACCATTGGCTCACTGTCTTTGACACGAAAGATTCTGCCAAGATACTGAATGAAGTACTCCTGAATATCAGCAGCGAGTATGAGAGTATTAAGCTTTGGATGATCAAATCCTGTACCAACCTTTTGACATGTACCTATTAATACACGTGCACTACTCTCAAACTCTTGATTATTCCCAATAAGATTTGTTACCGAAATATTTCTCTGTTCCAATTGTGCTATCAAATACTCTCCTTGTGATACTCTTTTTACAAGCACTAAAAAATTACGATCTGGGTGGCTTTCAATGATATCTATGATCATGTTGTTACGAACCTCGCAGTTAGCCTGTTGATCAAGTATAGAACCCCAGTTGACTCGACCTTGAAGAGTGCGCTCAACCTTTGGTATAAATCCAGTGTCAACTTTATACACAATATGCTCTCGATGTAGTTTTCTAATTATCTTGTGCCTACCAAAGTATAGCTGAAGTAGTATATTAAGACCGTCTGGACGATACGGAGTGGCTGTTAGACCAATTAAGTAGCGGGGAAATACGTATTGGAGAGATCTAGATAAAGTCTCTGCCATAATCATGTGAGCTTCATCCACTATTACTAGACCTACATCACTAAAGAAGGTCTTTCCTTTTTTCTCCACATTTTGTGCATTCATAATATAAAAATCTGCAGGTTTTTTCTTTGTCTTTGCCGTGAGACGCTGTACTACAGCCGTTGGACAAAATTGGAGTATACTCTCTTCCCATTGTTTCATTAGTACGATCTTGTTAACGATCACTAGAGTACGAAACCCTATACCAGCAGCCATATGAACAGCACAAATAGTCTTACCAAATCCGCAGTAGGCTGACACTATTACACTACCTCGTTTATTAAGACATTCTACCGCTTCTTTACGCAGTTCCTTTTGCTCTGGTCGCAAGGTTCCCTTGAACTCCACGTTCGTGGATGGAAAAGTTTTTCTTGAAGGTCGTTTAACCTTTAGTACTCGGGCAGCATAAGCAAAAGGTAATGAAACATTAATATCACCCATAACTGTGTATGGTTGTATATACTTTGTTTGACCCATTCCAAACTTGGGTTCAATCTTTATTACTAATTCTTTATTTACCCTGTCTACGGGTATTTCCTGTATAGGTGCAACTAAGGACATTTATTTTAGATTACAAAGTCTTAAAATTAGTATTCAATTTTAGAACTGCACCAAACACTTAGCTCCAACTCGACCCATGCCAATCATCACTCTCAGAACCAAAACTTGAACCCATATAAGCTCCCCAAAAGGCACCATCATAAGAGCTATCGCTATCGCTATTTTGGGAACAGCTCATTATCAACAAAATAAAGATAACCACAATCAGTATGATAATGGGAGGAACTTCATGGCGTGGGTCAGCAAATGTATGGAGCGAGCATTGCTCCCAGCACTTATTATCATCCACACGTGTCATACATGTATGGACGTGCTTCAACTCCCATCCTTCACGTTGAGCAGGACCGCACTCCCATAGTGTCTGTCCCTTACCAGTTTTCCATTCTTTACAAGCCACAGTATTTGGAAAGTCTCGTTCACCACAGATACGTAAATAACTTCCTGTATCTGTACATGTCCATGTTTCATCGCCTTTTCTATATAGTTCTACACGCTGGTCTGCGTCAACAGGCCACAATATCAAAAAAAGAACAAGTAGAGTCATTTTCAATAAATATTGTGATACTTTGCTCAAAAAATCATTTTGTGTTTTTTGTAATCCAATAATAAATGAGTCGTAATATAGATTTCGTTATATCCGATAACAATGTTACATCAGTTAGTAACGCAACAAATATAAGCACTGATAAAAAGCTGGTAAATCCTCCTTATAATAGTACTCCCACGATTAAGACCTTGAGGGCTGGAGCTAATATTAACATTATTGAACATTTGGAAAGTTTAGAAATAACTGCTAAAGATGCTCCTGCATTAGCTGATACTACTGTCACAGCAGGTGCGTATACTAATGCCGATATCACAGTTGATGCTCAAGGACGTATTACCGCTGCTAGCAATGGAACAGGTGCTACAGGTGCTGATCCCACTGCTACAGTATCTGGAACAGCTACCAATGGTACCGCAACTACATTCATGCGTAGTGACGCTGCACCTGCACTGGCCGATACAGCTGTTACTGCAGGACAATATACGAATGCAAATATCACAGTGGATGCACAAGGACGTCTTACAGCAGCAGCCAATGGAACTGATAATACAGTATTACCAGGTAATCCGACAGCATCAGTAGGACCTGTTGCAACAAATGGTACCGCAACAACATTTATGCGTAGTGACGCCGCTCCCGCACTTGCTACTTCGGGCGTTACTGCAGGTGCTTACACAAATGCAAATATTACAGTAGACAACAAAGGTCGTGTTACTGTGGCTGCAAGTGGGGCGGCTGTACCTCTTGCTGGTAACCCAACTGGTACAGTAGGAAATACTGCTGTTAATGGTACCGCAACTACATTCATGCGTAGTGACGCTGCACCTGCACTGGCCGATACAGCAGTTACTGCAGGACAATATACGAATGCAAATATTACGGTAGATGCGAAAGGACGTCTCACATCAGCAGCTAATGGGACAGATAATACAGTATTACCAGGTAATCCGACAGCATCAGTAGGACCTACTGCAACAAATGGTACAGCAACTACTTTTATGCGTAGTGATGCTGCTCCTGCTCTAGCTAATACTGCTGTAACTCCTGGTTCCTATACTGCTGCAGACATCACAGTTGATGCTCAAGGACGTATTACCGCTGCTAGCAATGGAACAGGAGGCGGTGGGGGCGGAATCACTTGGTACACGTTCGAGAATAACCCCACCATCATGGACACGTCAGTGATGACGTCTGGTCTCTCGTTAACCGCAGACCCTAACGAATATTATACCCAGGGATCTACAATACCTGCAGAGATCGGATTCATCCAACACGGATCTAGCTATCAAGTCTTTCTCAGAGGAAGTTTGTACAGAGGTCCGGGGGTGGGCTTCTCCTCGACGCGTTATACGCTTCCCACTATACAAATGACAGAGCTCTGGCCTACCATGACGCGGTCAATCCATGGTGGATGGATAGCGGGTACGGGGTTTACAGGAGACACGCTGAAAATTTCGGCGCTTTTCCACACATACTCCAACGGAATGCTCCGTGTGGTCAGCGATGTCGTAAATCCCTACAGAATCGACCTGGACGGCATCAGCTGGTGGACGCCCTGAACACATTTGTTTTAACGAAAACAGCCTATCTGTTGTTGTCTAACGTGAATTCTTCAACCACAGTCCACGATGCGCACGTGGCGTTTGTTCGTGTAGCGCGTGATCGCCGTGTACCAGAGCTCCACGAACTGGCGCGCCGCCGCGCCGCCGGTCCGGAACCGCTGCCGGAACAGGAACAGGGGCACCACCACCACGGCGTCATCGTCGCACTGCCGGCCCTGCATGCGGTGCACCGTCAGACGCTACAGGTGCTGATCCTACTGCCCAGGTCTCAGGCGCAGCAGTAAATGGTACACCCTAATAAATATACCTTATTTTAATACCAAAATAATAGTATTAAAACATGGCGCTACGAGCTCTTAGGTATTTTTTAGAACTTCTGCAGCGTTACATAACATTATTTCTTCCGGCCCTTCCATATCTTCATCATCCCAATCCTTTGCAATCCATCCGTCTAATCTTAATATCTCGCATACTTTACATACTATTTCGGCAGCGGGTGTGTTACACCCTTCTCCCCATGCCCTTTCTATAACGTTAACTGCACTCATTCCTCTGCATCCCGTGATAGGAGTTATGCCGTTACTATCAGCAAATATTCCTACATCATTTCGTACTACTGTTTTACCCATATCTATTACTTTTAATGGTCTAGAGGGTATGTAAGTAAAAATATTTGGACCATAAGTATCAGGACTCCCGTATCCTTCTTCAAAAGCAAACCATTGCGGGCTATTCTTCTTAAGATTAGGAACATCTGAGAAGGACCTATTGTACAATTTAGTATCTGTTCCCACTTCTACATACCAGTCGCTTGAATCTACCATAGAAGAGCTCTTAGGTGATAATTCCGACGAAGAAAGATAACCTTGTATCTTTCTGGCTAGTTGAACATTACCTTTATTTCTAGCTATACAGTAATCCACTACAATGGTTAAATTTCCAATTACGGCTATAGATAATTTATTCCAGTTGGTATTGCTGCTATCTTTGCAAAATCTTTTCAGTGCATCTACCTCAGACACTTGGGGAGGAAAAGTTGCTATAGTGGGTTTAGGTATACTAAAAGGTTCAAAGAATATTGCACCTGTAGGGTCTGCTTTCGTACAAGGTCCATGATTGAAGTATTTAACACCTAGACTAGGATTACGTTCCTTAGCCGATAACGGAAACAACCTTTCCATAGCTTTCCTTATTAACTTACCAGTATCTCTGGTGAAGCATTTGTGCCAAGGTAAGAAACAAAGGTTGTTATATAACCCATACTTTTTTACATGTTTATGGTCCATGAGGTAAGACCTATCAAAGTCAATCAATTTTACAACGTTATGTTTATCGGTCATAACATTTAGACAATTACCATCGTTATGAACTAACCCTACATGCGTATCTAATAATAAACGCAAATTCCAGAACTGCTTTTGATGGTCTTCACTCCATTCTTTAGAACCATAGATATCTACCATTCTCTCCCCCATCATTGGCATAGCCATAAACGGAGCCTCTTTTTTCCCTGGTACACAATGTACAGCATATACGGGGCATGTAACTCCCCATTCGGCTGCTATCTGTTGCAATCTAGCTTGTTTCAAATAACCCATTCCTCCTGTAGCACCATCACCACAAGAAGTAGTCTTTGCCGCTACCTTTATAGCATAATCAATACCATTAAACGAGAGTTTGATGACTGTACCTTGTCTTCCCGGTACTCCTAATCTCTTAACGCCCTTAATACCTGATAGATCGTGTACAGGCTCATCTTTTTTAGTTACAGAATTATACTTGACACTGAGTACTTTGTTGGCCCAGTCATCTCCGAGTTTTGATTTTAGCTCTGATAAGAAATAGTCAACTTCTCCCCACGTCTTAGAACTCCGAAGTACTCCATTAGTATTGTCTTGGAATTGGTCATAAGTAACACTTGGCATGGGAAATCTAACGCTATTTAATTTCATCCAATTATAGAACGAAGTCATTTCACTAGCCTTACCACCAACAAGGAGATCCTTATAGAATATATTGTATGGTAGAATTTCATAACTTCCTGTGTTAACAAATGATTCCAATGTCGCATAGGACGCGCTGGATAGACTCGTTTTAGTACCAATACCCAAATCTAAGAGTTTACCTATCAACTCTTTTTTACTCATTTTAGTTTATACAAAGAATTATTGAAAAATAACTAAGAAGATAAAACATGGAGGTTGCAATAATTATAACCATTTCCGTAATAGGTTTTGCGGCTTTTGTAGCCATACTAGTATGGCAGTTCCATTCAGATAGATATACACCCCTAATCACCCAAGTTCCTGATTATAAAGGTCTGTGTCTATTTGACATAGACGGTACATTAACAACCGGAACGGAGAATGAAAAAGTAGTCCAATATTGTATTGACAAGGGTTATGCTGTAGGTATATCCACAGCGGGTGCAATGTATAATCCAGGCAATCTTATGAATTTTGAATGGATGCCCAGGAATCTATATGAGTTTATGAGTAATAACAATTTTGATACATTCAATAATGTAGCTAGTGGAGTGCTTCAAGGTATACATAATTCGGCCGCATATACTAAAACCCTCAGAGATAAACCACCGCATATTTTTTGGCCGGGATGGTTCAAGGGAATAGCATTAGAAAGTACAGGAAGGGCCTATGGCATTAAAGATCCTAATAATCTAATTCTTTTTGATAATGATCCCAGTTTTATATCAGGTGTAAATCAATACAATAACGAATTACGTGTTGTATGTGCGGGCATGCCTTGTAACGGAACCCTAAGCGTTGATACTCTAAAGCAAATGATAATATAAGTTAATACTTTGATTATTTTGAGATATCTCAAAATAATGATTATTGTTCTACAAAGTAACGATATTGTCAAAAGTCCCAGAAATAACCTGATGAGCTATGATAAGAGTTAGCTTGCCATTAAAGTTCTCTCGAATACCTTCAAATACAATCCCAGTCATATCTTGATCTAGACTTGCGGTACACTCGTCAAGTAATAACAACGGAGTATTAAACATTTCTGCCAAAGCTAGGGTGTACGCCAATACTACTCTAGATAATTCTCCTCCACTCAACATGAGCAGATCACACTCCATACCCTTATATTCTATCTCTACATTAATGGCAGGTTTGACACTCTTTTTTGTAGTCTTGAATGGTTTGAGTTGGACAGATATAGGGTTATCAGGGAAGAAGATCTCAAGGAAAGATCGTGCATGGGTATTTATTATCTCAATGATATGAAGCATTGCTAGACTCTCAGCTTCCAACATTGTCTCCTTTAGAGTCATTATAGCTCCGTACCGCTGGCGAGCTTCAGTCTCCTGTGACTTAAAATCTTCTACACGTTGTTGCATTTCTTGGTAAGTCTTTCTCTTTTCTTCATATCTTTCCCATTTTCTTATGTCTTCTAATGTTACTAAATGACCCTTAAGTTGACGTTGTAAATCTGTTAGTTCATCATTGTATTTTTTCTGCCATTTAGACATTAATACACACTCTCTAACTTTCTTAAACTTCTGTCGATGCTTATTTTCAGCTGAATTAATTTGTAGTTCGCATGTTTTCTGTTGACAATTGGTATCTTTAATGCTCTCGGATAAAATAGTATAAGACCTCATAAGCTCCTTTTCCTGATCTATTAAACTTATCAATATCTCTCGATCTTCTATTTCTAGCTTCTCTCCGGATTTAGAATCAATCTCCATTTTTGTAAGGAGGTCTTGAAGCTCACAAACCTTCTCTTCCGAAATATAATATGCTTCAGACATAGAATCTTCCGACTCTAGTTTAGAAATCTTCTTACTTAGAGCCTTTTGTGAAGCTTTATATTCTTGCAAATACTCTAGATCATCTTTTAATGTACCTAAGTATTCTGTGACCGAGTCGCATTGTTCATATTTGTCCAATAGTTCTTGTTTTTGCGTTGCGTAACAGTTGAACAATTTCAAGTCGTGTTCTTGTTGTATAATAGTTTTCCTCAGTTTATTGAGTGTATTTTTCAACGTTCTAACAGAAATTGCTGCATTATCAAGTTCTTGTGGATCATTATCTATCACACCTGTCTCAGGACATAGTGTAAGCTCACCATCAGATAGTTGTAAAGTTTTTGAACATGATGGACATATATAACTATCCTTAGCCAACTCCAATTTAGAATAATTTTCTTGGGCTGCTTCTAATTCTAGCTGAACTGCTTCAATATTTTTGCGATTCTCATCAAGCTGTTCAAAGTCGCTGGTTAGGTCAGATATATTTTGCTCTATCTGACTTATGTTAGTAAAATCTTTAATAGATGTCGCTGTATCACTAATTAAATCGTTAAGTTCTTGTTTAGCATAAAGAGTGTAAAGATCTTCCTTCAAAGCCTTCAATTCTCGTTCTTTAGCTTCCCGTTCTCTACATTCCATCTGCTCCAGTTCCTCCAGTCGCTGAGAATGTTTGGTGCGCAGGTCATATAACTCTTTACGAGCGTTAACTGCTGACAACATTATATTGTAATTCTGAAGTTTTTCATCCCCTAAGTAACCCAGTGAGTCAATTTTACACGACAACTCGCCTCTTCGATCTTGTAGATTCTTAAGCTGAGATTTAAGTCCCTTGAGTTCAGCATTTAAGACTTGTGTAGCTACTAGTTCTTCTGTAACTCTTTTTATCTTGTTTTCAGTTCTGGAGATTAAAATGGTGCAATTCTTGTGTCTAATATTGGCATTCTTGATTGCCTTGGCTCTATTCTTTTTTGAGCAGCGAATGGGAAACTGGACAACTTCAGGCTCCTCGGTTTCATCAAGTAATTTATTTAGTATCCTCAGATTAGAACTGGTACTGGTTACTTCGTCTCTACGCCTACCCATTTCTATATGCAGACGTTTCTTGATATCTCCAATATTTACATCTTTACCAATAAACATCTCTAACATTTCTAGCTTCTCGCGGGGACTTTTCAGGATAAAGCTTGTCAAATTGTTCTGTTGAATATAACCGCTGGTTTTAAAAGTATCACCAAAATATTTATTGATAATTTCTTGTCCAGCTTGATCCTCATATACGTCATTAACAACTAGTCTGTTGGGTCTCTTAGTGCGTACGATCTTAATATCCCCAAACTCTAATTCCACCTTTGTTGAAGTTTTGCCATACGCTTGGAGCCTAGTACCCTCTCCAAACAAAGCAAAAAATATACCTCTCAAAATTGAGGTTTTACCTGTACCGCTTGGACCTGATATTAAGGTAAGTCCATCCGACCCTAGATCAAATGTGCGATCTGTATAACATAAAAAATTCTCTAGATGGATTCTCATTTCTCTTAAATATTACTCACTCTTAAAAGGGAAATCAAAATCGTATTTAAGGAAACGGTATTGGTAACGTAAAAGTAATGTTAACTTATGAGCCGTATACTAAAAATAGACTAGCGATTCGTGGTGATCGCGCTAGGTATCAGACTGCACTCAATAGCATAGGTGCGAGATGGAATTCTCGAATGGTAGGAGGGGAAGGATGGGTAATATCTGCTTTTCGGGAAAAACAGCTAAAAACATTAATCTCCGATTTTGAAAAAGATGAATCTCTCGATCGCCTAGCTTCCAGAAGCAAATCTAAATCAGACCAGCAGAAATATCATCGTGAAGGCAGTGATAACGAAGATGATGAAGATGATGAAGATGATAGCGATATGGACCCAATGGTAAAGGCCCTTTTGGATCAACGTCGGGTAAGCTCAAACAAAAATGATTCAAACGGAGACACAGAGTTAGATGACCTTGATGATCAAGAGGAAGAAGAGGATGATCAAGAGGAAGAGGATGATCAAGAGGAAGAGGATGATCAGGAGGAAGTTGATGATCAGGAGGAAGTTGATGATCAGGAGGAAGTTGATGATCAGGAGGAAGTTGATGATCAGGAGGAAGTT